CCTCACTACTCAAGAACGGCTTGCAGTTCGAATCATGGCAGGACTTGCTGAATAACAAGCAAGAGCTTGATAGCATCCTAGCCAAGCACGATACTATCATTATCGATACGGCGGGCACTGTTATTGAATTAATGCAGATGCACCTTACTATCAATAACCCCGGACTTCTTCGCAATACAATCAAGCTATGGGGCGAAACAAAGCGAACATTCCAAGAGTTTTTTACGCCTCTCAAGCTTAGCGGTAAAAATGTAGTATTCATTGCACACGCAAAGGAAAAAGAAGAAGGCGATATGCGAATTAAACGCCCTCTCATTCCGGGTGCAAGTTACGACCTACTTATGCAGTCATGCGACCTTGTAGGATACTATACGACTCAAGGCAATAAGAGAGTATTGACCTTTGACCTTAGTGATTCTATTGTAGCTAAAAATTGCGCGGAAATTGCGCCCGTACATGTCGATGGCTTGCACTCTATGACTACTTGCCTTGCGGATATCTTAGAACATACCAAATCGGCAATTAGCAGACGCTCCAAAGAGCAAGAGGCCGCAATCGCACTCGTATCAGAGTGGAGCGAAAAAGCAAAAGCCGCAAAGGATGCTAATAAGTTTGTATCAGAACTTAGCAAAGCAGGGCTTGAAGATGCTTTGAAGCGCGCCGTTTGGGCTTCAGTCGTGACTACATTCGGCGAGCGTGGCTTGCAATGGAATAAAGAAAGCAGTAAGTTTGAAGAGGTGGTGAAATGACTAACACCTTTGAAGTCTGGGGCGCATTCGATGAAGACGATATCCTTCTTGACTACGCAATAAGCGAAGAGGATGTCAGAGAATGGGCTTATGATCGCTTTGAGAAAGAGATGTACAGCATAGCGAAAATGACAATACACAAACGCGAGCTTGTTAAGATTCGCAATTTAAGAGACCCGTATCAGGAGTATATCGATGAGTAAGCAAACGGCGGTAGAGTGGTTGGAAAAGGAAATGTCATTTATGTTGCAGCTTATGAAGTTCCCAAATGTTAGAGAAGCATTTTTAGACGCATTTAACCAAGCCAAGCAAATGGAAAAAGAGCAAATGAAAGAATATGCTGATTATGCCATAAAACAATTGCACGAGACAGGCATTTGCTTTTATGATGAATATGGCAATCTTGAAGATGTAAAAGGAGGCGACCATGAGTAAGCACAAAAGCGAGCAAGACAAGTATTTTGAAATCGCCACGACTTCTGCAAGAATAACTATAAGTATTATTGCTATGATTGCAATAGGTATTTTCTTCATTCATAAATTGGCGGGGTGCTAACATGAGTAAAACAGCAATGCAGACCCTACGACAATCACTCGACTTCGCATATTATGAGGCTTCAGTGACTCGGACGCCAGGTGAAGTCCTTTCGCAAATAAGATTCCAAACAATTGACTTAATTGCAAAAGAACGCGAGCAAATTATTAAAGCATTCGAGGCGGGCGCAAAACTCAAAGAAGCCTGCACGCCCGAAGCGTATTACAAGCTCGTTTATTTGCAGGGGGATGTATGAGAGAGAATGATATTCGTCAAGAAGACTACTTAGATTTGAAAGAATGGGAATACAAAGGCGAATTTGTTTTATTTCCTGCAGTATGGACTAGAGAAAAGATATTCAAATGGGTAAATCAAACTGAATTAAAAGAGCCATGTCCAAGATGTGGAGAATTTACTTCAGACATTCACCATTTTGCAGGATGCAGTGCAAAATTCCTTATGCATCGAAAAGACTATGAAGAAGATGGCGATATTTACAACAATGAAAAACTTGACTTTGAGCGCTTTATTTGTATCAAAGCATGCTATGAAATGGACATAAATACTAAGCATCTTACAACATGGATTCCTATTGCGGATATAGTAGATGTTAAAAATGCAGAATTATTTAATGGCGTTGCTATATTAACAGAAAGCCCTCATCAAGAAGAATATTATATCCACGATGTTACAGTTGAAGAATTTAATAAAGAATTGAAATGGTGGCTTCGTGATTCATTTTAATTTAAGGAGATAAGACATGATTGAGACTAAGCCTAGCATTATGATCAAAGCATACTATGAAATGGATGTGAACACTAAGCACCTTATTACTTGGATAGGTATTGATGAAATCATTGACTTCAGAGATGCAGATACATTCAAAGGAGTAGTCGTATTAACAGATCATCAAGAAGAGTATTACATCCATGATGCAACAGCCAAAGACTTACAATTTGAGATAGATAAGTATCGATATATGGAAGAAGCGGCAAAGCATTTGGTTGGTTCACTAGGGAGGCGATAATGATCAAAATTAGTGCAACCCAGCTCGAATCGTACCGCCGCTTTCTTGATGGTAAGATTACAGTCGAACAGTTTGAGCGCTCGCTTCTAAGACTCGACCCGCCGAATGCAATGATGCAAAGAGGGATAGAGTTTCATGAAATGATGCAAACCGACTACCCTATGGAGTTTGAAGGCAAGTTCAGCACTGACTGCATTCTAAACGCCCGCGCTTGCATGGATTACCGCTCGCGAGTATTCGAGTATAAAGTTCGCCGCGTCTTCCGTACTCAATTCGGTGATATATCAGTAACCGGAGTCGCAGATCAGCTTATCGGGCTCGATGTTGTGGAAATCAAAACCAAGTACAGTACAATTAGTTTTGATGACTATTACAGCTCAATCCAATGGCGTGTATATTGCGAGCTTTTCAACGCGCCGTATGTCCATTACAAGATATTTGAGTTTGATTCACCTGAAGCAATGGACTTTAAGAACAAAGCGGAATACTCATTCCCGAGACCCGCGTACAATTACGAATATGTCCGAAACATGATACACTACTTGCATGAGTATATCTTAGTGAGAGGGCTTGATAAAGAGGATGTTTTGCAATTACAAGAGAGCAAGGTGCTCGCTTAATTATTATTTATTTATTGGAGTAAAGGTATGAGATACCAAACAGAACCAATGGCTAGTTTCCGCCAAGTTCACACTACGACAGATTATTCAATGTTTAAGTCAATTGATGGCAATCGCAATAAGAATAGATTGCATATTGCTAGGCTAAAACAATCAATGCTGGAGAATTATCTATTTACCGTAATTGTAGTTAATGAAAAGTATGAGATAATCGATGGACAGCATCGATTTGAATGTATTAAAGAATTAGAACTACCACTTCATTACATTATGTGCAAAGGATATGGATTATCTGAAGTGCAAAGATTAAATGCAAATGCAAAGACATGGAATGCTGATGATTATCTTGAAGGTTATGTAAACATGGGTATTCAGGATTACATTGTATATAAGGAATTCAAAGAAAAGTATGATATAGGACATGGTGAATGTTTAGTATTATTAAATGGAACGCATTTTATAAGTTCAAATAAAAAAGTGAATTTAAGAACTTTGTTTAATGATGGTAAATTTAAAGCACACTCATTATTCGATGCTGAAGATATTATGGATAAGATATTACTTATTGCACCATTTTACAGCGGATACAAAAGAAGATCATTTATTCAAACTATGATTATACTTCTGAAAAATGAAAATTTTGAGTTTACAGAGTTCCTTCAAAAACTAAAAATGCAACCAACAGCACTACAAGATTGTACAAACATTCAACAATATAAAATGCTTATTGAAGAGATCTACAACTACAAGAGAAGAGATAAAATTAACTTGAGGTTCCTCGCATGAAAACATCCGCCCTATACAAAGAAGTAGCCGGAATCGAAACTTCACTAAAACCCGGCGTGCCATTGTCTCAGCAATTACGCGAGGAACGCAAGGTGATAGAGAAAACTGCAATCGGCTACCAAAAGAGCAAAGGCGAAGGACTTACACCAGATGAAAGACAAGGCATTACGCCGCTTGCTCTCAAGTTACCAAACGCAATGGCAGATCGATTCCGAGCACTTGCAAAAGCGCAAAACATCTCACAAAGAGAGCTATTCAGAAGAGCACTAAAAAAATACTTTAAAGATTTCGAGGATGTAAAATGAATTATGTGGCTATTTACGATGAGGGGGAAGGTCTACCGACCCCCTTCATCAAAGGCAAAAGCCTATCAGAGCAACTACGAGAGGAACGCGAAGAAATTGAGCGGAAAACAAACCAAGCAATAAAAACTAAGAATAACCTAGCAGACTATTACTTTGCAAAACAAAAGAGGCCACAGCTTCAATACGCTCAAATTAACCACAAAACCAAAAGCGCTCACTTTATGAAGCGAGGCATGGACTTCGCATTCGCAAATCCATACGCGGAGCTATCCGGTCTTGAAGTCGAAGTGCTCAAACACTTCCCGACAAATCACACGCTAAGAGACAAGGTAAGATTCCAAGAGCTAATAGCAGCAAAACGAATGTTTATATTTTTTGCGACCGTATATCTCAAGCTCACATCATTCAAGATCGCCGAATACCTAGACATGAATCGCTCGACTCTATCGCATCATATTTACGCGGCTATGGATGAACTTGATACTTACTCGCAAGTGCAACTAACAGCCCAAAAAATCGAAGACTATCTCTGGACTCGACATGAACAATTTAGATCGTGAAACTACTTTACAAGTCGGATATTATATCGAGGAAAAAATATGCCCTTACATCCGATCGGTCACATCAGTGATCTCGCGCAAGATACAAACCCTAAGCCGCTGGCTACGCTCCCGCTTTCTGCGCTTCTTAAAATAGAACGCGAGGAATTGTTCGGAAATCGAACAAAGAAACCGCGCGGGCGTGTTCGGAAATTAAACACCGCCGAACTCTATGAAGTATCCGAGCGGGTTATTCAAGTAGTCGCAGAGTATTACGAAATATCAGTACAGCATATCTATCAGCGGCAAAGCTTCGCAAGGCATGTGGCCATAACAATATGTTATCAAGACTTTGCATTCACTATGACGGATATCGCTTTTATCTTTAATTGCGATCGTAAATTGCCTATAATTGCAGCCCGAAATATAAAACACGAGCGCATACTAGATCCTAACTTCAACGAAATCTACTTACAACTTATTCGCAAGGCCAAGGCATGAGTATTACTATTTCTTTCTTCAACTCAACACGGGAAACCAAAGCCGCGAAGACTATGGACTTCGACTTCTTTCTGAAGTCAGTCGAACAAGGCATATGGCAAGACCTTGTCCTCAAATACCGAAACCTAGAAGAAGGCGAAAACAAAACCAACTTTAAACGCAAGCTACCTGCTATATCACCATCCGGCAAGTTCGCAGAACGCAAAGCGGACGCGCTCGAAGCGCACTCCGGTATTCTTTGCATGGATATCGATGAGAAAGATAATCCCGAAATGCAAATCGAACAACTGCAATCGGACCCGTATGTATATGCCTACCATCAGTCAGTCGGAGGATATGGCTATGCAGTGTACTTCTTAATTGAGCCTACAAAGCACTTAGAAGCCTATCACGCTATCGAAAAGCACTTAGCCGATAGTTATCACCTTATTTGCGACCCGGCTTGTAAGGATACCTCTAGACTTCGCTTTGTCTCATTCGATCCGCATCTCTATAGACGCGAGGGCAAAACACAAGTATTCAAACGATACCTTAAACAACCAAAAGCAGAGGCGCGGAGATATTATCCACACACTAAGTCCGATATAGATCATATCCTTACTCAAATAGGCTCGCGTGGTATTGACCTAGTAGACTCATACTATGACTGGATGCAAATCGGCTTCGCCCTCGCAGGACACTACGGAGAACAAGGCCGGACCTACTTCGACTGCATATCTCAACAAGGATCTAAGTATGACGCTGCAAAGTGTGATGCTAAGTATACCGAGTGCCTACGGACTGGGAATGGACGCGTAAAAATCAACACCTTCTTTTACAAGTGTAAAGAAGCGGGTATTGAGATACAAACGGAGGAGAGCCGCAAAGTAGAACGCTATACCAAGGCGCAAATGCTGCAAGGCTTCAAGTCGGACGCGGAGATAGTCGAGTCAGTAACCAAACTAGCCAAACAAGACGGAATAGCAACCGAGATAGCTCAAGACATAGCAGAGCAAACACTCGCCATACCACGCTCGGAGCTAACAAAAGAAAAACAAGCAAACCTATTACCCGAAATCCGCGCCGCGCTTGCTACATACGGCCTAAAACTGAATGAAGTAACTAACATGATCGAATACCAAGACCGAGCACTTACCGACTGGGATGTAAATACCATCTGGGGTGAAATAGCTGACTCTCTTGGAACGCGTTGTGCTAAAACAACCATCGAAGACATCATAAATTCGGATGCAACGCCTCGATATAACCCATTTATGCAGTTTTTTGAGGCAAATAAAGATAAAGTAACCCAAAACAATATCGAAAAGCTCGCAGAGTGTATCACCTTTGACTCTCAAGGAGTTACATACGAAGAATACCAAGCATATGCACACGCTTTCTTGCGCAAGTGGATAGTATCAATCGTTGCATCCATGCACGGCACTTACTCTCTCTTAATCTTAGTGCTTGTCGGAGGACAAGGCATTGGCAAAACCAACTTCTTTAGATGGCTACTCCCAAAAGACCTAAGAAGCTATTACGGAGAATCCAAACTTGATACCGGCAAGGACGATCTTATGCTTATGTGTACAAAGCTGATACTATGCGACGATGAGTTCTCCGGTAAGAACAAAAGCGAATACAAGCATATAAAAGACATAAGCTCAAAGCAAACTATTACTCTTAGATTGCCATACGGCCGCAGAACGCAAGACTTCACACGATATGCCGTGCTCTCAGGAACTTCAAACGACCTTGAGATCATAAACGACCCTACAGGGAACCGCCGTATCGTGCCTATCAATATAAAAGCAATTGACTTCGAGGCATTCAACGCGATCGACAAAACAGAGTTATTCATGGAGGCATATCGCATCTATCACACTGAAGGTAATAGCTCTTGGCAATTATCCAAAGAGGATATCGAAAACCTGAACCAGCTCACTTCATATAACGAGCAAGTAGATACCGTCGAAGAGGCTATCATGATGTTTTTTGAGAAAACTGACTCGAATCATGAATCAAATACGAAAACAACAACCGAGATCATATCCTACATGATGCAGTACTCAAAACTGCATTTTAACACTCAAAGAGTCGGAATCGCTCTCAGAAATTTAGGATTTGAAAGGACCTCAAAGCGCAAAAATGGTAAGTCAGTGAAGTGCTATAAGGTAAAAGAGATACTCCCTACCACATCAAATTTCAGCAGTTACGGTTAATTCGCTAATTTTTCGCCATTGTGACGTGTGGTAAGACTAGAGGTAAAAAACGCCCTAAAACTTCCTAGCAATTTTTATGTGTGTGATTGCACTTACTATACTATATATAATATATATATATATATATATATTCTCTTACCACTTACCACATAATAGTGTAACTCAATAATTTTTAAGAACTTAAAGTGTGGTAAGAGTAAAAAAATTACTTACCACACTCTTACCACCTTACCACATGATACAACTACGCAAATACCAAGCCGATGCAATCGAGAACCTCCGCAAAGCCTTTGCCGATGGTCACCGCGCCGTAATTCTTTGCGCTCCGACTGGAGCTGGAAAGACAATAATGTTCTCTGCTATTGCACAAAGCGCATTGCAGAAAGGCAAAAGAGTCATGATAGTGACCGACCGAGGCGAACTGCTATGGCAAGCAGGCGGGGCGCTTAATAACCTTGCTATCGTGCCGGAACTCATTACCGCTGATACTACCTGGGTAAACTTAATGCAGCGAATCTTTGTCGCTATGATCGAGACGATATACCGCCGAGCTGAACAGCGGATCTACAGCGAACTGCTAAACAGCGTGGATTTATTCATATTTGATGAGTGCCACAAGCGAACATTCGACAAGCTCTTCCCTCTTCTTCCCTCTCATGCGAGGGTGCTTGGAGCTACGGCCACGCCATACCGAGAGGGGAAGGGAACGCCGTTGACTGACCTCTATTCTCACATGGTAGAGGCTTCAACTATTCCGAGCCTTATTGCAGATGGCTACTTAGCCAAGCCTTCATACTATTCCGTGCCTATCGATCTAAGCGGCGTAAAAACCAAAGGCAATGACTTTGATGCTGATTCACTAGGAGCCGAATACTCAAGAATGCAGATATTCAAGGGCGCGGTGCAAAACTACCAGCGATGGACACCAGGGACAAAGGCCATAGCTTTCGCGCCGAATTTAAAGAGCGCGTCTGAACTCTATGCAGAATTTGAGAAGGCGGGGCACCCTGTAATATCATTAGACGGATCTGCGGGGCTCGTAGAGAGGCGAAACGCTCTCAAGTGGTATAAAGAGACCCCCGCCGCGGTTTTAATCAATGTAGGGCTTTTTACCACTGGTTTTGACGAGCCGAGCATAGAGACGGTTATTCTATACCGAGCTACGAAGTCTCTGCCCTTGTTTCTCCAGATGGTAGGGCGCGGCTCTCGGACCTGCGAGGGTAAAGACAAATTCACGGTCTTGGACTTTGGCAATAACCTTTACCGCTTCGGTATGTGGGACGATTCACGGGATTGGACTAAGCCGCCAAAGAAAAAGCGGGACGGCTTAGCAGTTTACAAGAATTGCCCCGAGTGCGACGCGTTTCTTTATGCCTCCGCTCGCGTTTGCTCGGAGTGTGGAAAACTTATTCCGAAAACAGAGCGCGAAGTTCTGGAGGAGTTAGTTATATTGACTAAGCATGAAGCTCGCGAGATGGCTAAGCTAGGAGGCTTGCCGGATTGGATCGCACTAACCAAGGCGGGTAAATTACATCCTCTCTATGTACTGCAAAGCCTCTGCAAACTTAGAAGCGAAGCCGAAGACTATAGAGATGCGATGGGATATGCGAAAGGCTGGTTATTCATACACAAAGACAAGACAGGACATTTGCGATGACTACCGAGCAGTGGCTTAACGATATGATCGATGATATAGTCATGGAATACGGCGTGTCTCATGATACGGCTCGTGTTATGCTATTCGCTTGGCTTGCAGAGTTACTAAGATGGAGTCCGAAGTTTTACGCTATGATGGATTATTTGCTAAATGACTGAGCAACAATTACAAGCCCACTGCTTTACATGGCATTGGAACGCGCGCCCTGAAGAGCGCGGACTTTTGTACATGAATCACAACAACCCACGCGATGCGAGGCAAGGCGCTCAACTGAAGGTTATGGGCATGATATCGGGCGTTGCAGATATGACGTACCTATCCAAGAGCGGTCCGATATTCTTGGAGTTTAAGACTGCGACGGGCCGGCAAACCGACCGCCAAAAGTGGTGGCAGGCGCAAGTCGAAGCGGCGGGGTATCGATATTGCATAATAAGAAATTTCGAAGAGTTTGTAAAGTCCATAGATATTTGAGTATATTACACTTATGAATCATTACTACCAGAACATTCACGGCTGGTTTGACTACGAAGAGATAATCAAGCTAGCAATTGACAAAGCCGAAGACGGCGCTAAGTTTGTAGAGATCGGAGCCTGGAAGGGCAAGAGCGCCGCGTTTGCGGGCGTTGAGATCCTGAATTCCGGCAAGGCAATTACCTACTATGCTGTAGATCACTTTCTCGGCTCTGAAGAGCATCGCAATCCCGTATCGGCTCACTACGATTATGCGACTCAAAGCGGTGAGCTTCGCGGTCAGTACCTGACTAATATCGAGCCTGTTAAGTCGATAGTCAAGACTTTGGATATGCCAAGCGGCGAAGCTTCAAAGAAGTTCAAAAAGCAGAGCATAGACTTCATATTTATTGACGGCTCGCATGACTTCGACTCTGTTTGCGTAGACATTGAGATATGGCTTCCAAAGCTCAAGCCGGGCGGAATGATTGGAGGTCATGATTATACGACGCATGAAACAGTCAAACAAGCAGTAGATACTTATTTTACGGACTTGCAAATTATCGGCAAGTCATGGTTATACATTTCAAGGAGCGGAGAGAATGGCAAAGATTGAGATTAGCGGAGAGGTGGTGTATGTCGGAGCGCCTGTAAAGTATTCCGATAAATTCACCAAAGCGGAGATCGTAGTGAAAGACTCGACAAGCAAGTATCCCGAGTTTATCAAGTTCGAGGCAATCAATGACAAGGTCGAACTTATGCGAGGTTACCCGGTAGGAATGCAAGTAACTGCAGAGGGCTTTGTCGGTGGTAAGGAATACCAAAAGAAAGAGGGCGGGATTGGATATATTACAAGTATCAAGCTCGCTAAGATTTACGAAAACAAGCCAGCGCCTGTAGAGGTTCACGATGCTATACCATTTTGACGATCACTTTGACGAGATGCCTACTCTTGACTGGGAGGAACTCAAAGACAAAGACTTCAAAACCGAGATTATGAAAAACGGCGTGCCTTTCGAGGCGCGTCTGTTTCTCGCAGGTTCGGGATGGAAGCTGAAGTTAACCAACAAGATAACAGGCCGTTATGCTTTGGAGCTTAGATTCCGTAATATGAGTCTGAATGATGCGATGGTAAAAGCGGAGTTTTACATATTGGAGAACTTGGAATGAGACTTGAAGTAATTATTCCCTATCGGAATCGCGAAGCTCACATCCGCAAACAGATACCTCACTTATTCAAGACATTGGAAGCGCAAGGCTTAGACTTTGGCATAACCATTGTCGAGCAAGAAGAAGGCAAGCTCTTTAATACGGGCATGATGAAAAATATCGGATTCCTAGAGTCTCAGCATGCTGATTACTTTTGCTTTCACGATGTGGATATGTACGCCAAAGACGCGGACTATTCACCAGTCTTTACGCCGACTCACTTGGCAAGGTATGTAGAACAATACGAATGGGATATGCCTTACCGTGCTTACTTTGGTGGTGTGACGCTATTTGACAAAGATAGTTACCGCAAAATAAACGGCTACTCCAATGAGTACTGGGGTTGGGCTGTAGATGACGATGACTTATACTGGCGATGCGTCCTTACAGGCTTTGCAAGAAGAGAGGGGCGGTTCTGGTCTGATGATCATGACCGCGAGAACTACGACAAATGGCAAGAAGAAAACTGGGCTAAGTTTCAGGCTTCGCTTTTGGATACTGAAGCCAAGAGTGGAATTACAACAACGGAATATACAATACTAGAGTCTAAGCAATTTAATCCACAGCTTAGACGTATTTTAGTTTCTATTTAGGAATAATCACAATGGATGCAATTAAGACCTTTGTCCCTTTGGTCGCATTATCAGTCATTGCACTTGGTGCGACCTTAGGCGTGGGAGATGGGAGTTTTAGCACATTCGCGGTCGGTCTTAGCAAGTATGCACTTGCAGTTGGGGCGGCGTGGTTTGTGGATTCGTACTTAATCAAGGAGGTAAATACTCGTGAAATTATCGCACAAAATCCTATCGCTTACGCTCTTTACTTGTCTGCTAACATCATCACCGCCGCTCTCTGCTTCAGTCAGTCCTAAGGTTCTGCTAATAGCCAAGGGCTTTATTGGCACTAAAGAAGTCGGGAATAACGGCGGCTACTGGGTTCGCCGCTTTCAAGCTTCAACTAAGAGCCCGCGAGGCGCTCAATGGTGTGCAAGTTTCGTGAACTTTTGCTTGGACTCTGCAGGCGTAAAAGGCTTGCCGTTCACGGGGTCGGGCTTGGCGCGTCATTTCGCCACGAGGAATAAGACCATCAAGGCTACGAAGGTAATTGCTGAAAACATGACACTACCGCCGGGCACGATCATAGTATGGAGAAGAGGAACTACTCCCTTTGGTCATGCTGGTATAGTAGACACATGGAAGGGTAAGACCGGAACTACAGTTGAAGGAAATACAAGCTCTGGGCTTCGAGGCTCTCAGCATGACGGCGATGGCGTTTGGGCACGGACGCGAGTAATTAATCCCACCTCATACTTCAGGATTACGGATTTTGTTATTTATTAAAAAAATAATTTCTAAGTCCGTTTTACTTGTGCTTATATTTGTTTTGCCAACATAGGCACTCCTTATCTCATGCCTTCACTCCGCGGGCGGTCTGTTTAGGCAGGCCGCTTGTTTTAAGATAGATACAATGGATATATTTAGTGAACTCTTGCGTAATGTTCTAGCGACTCTGGTAAGTACGGTAACGATTGTTATTATGTTTTTCCGGTTTATGAATAGGGAACGCTTGCAACACGCAAAACAAATTGCAGATGTCATTGAGAAAACGGCTAAGCACGTATTTAATACTGCAACTTTAGAGCACCGCGTAGCTCAGCTCGAAAAGACCGAGAAAGAGCAAGCCGAATCGATAGACAAGCAATTTGCTTTAGTACACTCAAGACTCGATCAGATCTACTCCATAATTGCAGGGCTTAATAAGTGAGTTTGCACTTTGGCTTTAAATATTGGAATGAGCCTACGCCTGCAAAGATTCGCAGAGTCGCGGGTGCTTTAGCCGCCGCTGGCATTGCCGGTTGCGGTTTTGCCTATTTACGCGATAACATAGCCTTAGCGATTACGCTGTTAAGCCTCGCGGTTGGTGGGTCTTTCATTGCTAAGCTTTTTACGGACAAGCCATGAGAAGAGATAGATTTAATATAGCAATTTACCGAGGTGAGACTTTCTCACTTGCCGTGGAATTGAAAGACGCGGACGGCGCGGCTATTACTTTGGTGAATGCGACTTTAACCGCACAATGCAGAGTAAAGGCTACAAATGCGACGCTCTTTACTTTCAATACGACGGTAACATCACCTGCAAGTGATGGCAAGTTTTCAATCTCTTTGCCGGGGGCTACAAGCCTTGCACTAACTCCGCAAAAGGGGCTAGTTTATGACGTGAAAATATCTTGGCTTGGTGGTGATACAAAGTATTGGCTTGGTGGTGATTTGGATATTATCGATACGGTGACTTCATGAGTACTAACAATGTAGTCATTACGGCGCTTCCAGAAGTGGTCCGAGTTTCGGTTGGGGCTACAATCAACTCAGGCGCGGCGGTTTATATCTGGAATGAAACTCCGACTGGCACTATCAACGGCTCAAATGCGACTTTCACATCATTGCAGAACTTTGTCCCTAACTCTTTGCAAGTCTTCATTAATGGCGTATTGCAAGTGCTTACAAACGATTATACGACAAGCGGCTCAACGACAATAACTCTTAATGTTTCGCCTGTCGTTGGTGATGTTATTAGAATACATTACAAATTAGGATAATACGATGGCTGAAACTACAATAGCAGGCCGCCAGATACGCGATGGAGCGATAACCAATGCAAAGGTAGCTGCGGGCGCTGCAATAGATTCGAGTAAATTAGCGGACGGCGCAAATTTTCTGAAAAAGGATGGCTCGGTTGCTTTAACAGGTAACTTAAGCGCGGGCAATAACAAAGTAACTACCCTTGCAACGCCGACTGACTCAGGCGATGCTGCAACTAAGGGCTATGTAGATACGCAAATATCTGGATTACCAAGCGCTTACAAGTATCGAACTGTAAAAGCGGCTACGACTGCAAACATCAATTTAAGCAATCCCGGTACGGATACCTTTGACGTCGTAACTTTAACAAGTGGCGATAAGCTTTTAGTCAAAGACCAAAGCACCCAAAGCCAAAACGGTATCTATGTTTTCAACGGATCTTCAAGCGCTTTAACTCGTGCAACTGATTCGGATGCATGGGACGAGCTTGTAGGTTCTCTTGTCTATGTCGATCAAGGTTCTACTCAAGGTGAATATAGATTCTACTGCACTTCAAATAGTGGCGGTACGCTTGGTTCTACGGCGGTTGTATATGTACGTGATTTAAGCGGTACTTTGACTAATAGCAACTTTGTATTTGAAGTCACTCCGAGCGGAACTATAGACGGCTCGAATACGGCCTTTACTTTACCTGACACTCCGACTGCAGGAACTCAAAGGCTTTATCTAAATGGTCAGCGACTCAAGAGCGGAGCGGGTAATGATTACACGATTTCAACAAATACAATCACGATGGCTACGGCTCCAATTAGCGGAGATATTCTTCTTTGCGATTACATGAAGTGATAAGATGCCAACAACAAAACTAAATAATGCTCAATTACCCGATTCAATTGCAAGCAAGACAATCGGGACAAGCAATACAATTGAAACTAACTTGACTAAGCTTACCATTGCAGGCGGGTCAAATGGTCAGGTATTATCTACGAATGGTAGTGGTACTTTGTCTTGGGCTACGGCTGGCGGTGGTGGTGTATCCGATGGCGACAAAGGCGATATTACCGTAAGTGGTAGTGGCGCTACTTGGACTGTAGATAATGACGCGGTCACTTATGCAAAGATTCAAAATGTATCAGCCGCTTCAAAGCTCTTAGGCCGTGGCGATTCAGGTTCAGGCGATGTGCAAGAGATTACACTCGGCACGGGCTTGACAATGACGGGCACGACTTTGGCCGCGAGTGGTGGTGGTGGTGCTCTTGGCGCTCCGACTGCAGTAGTGACTAAGACTGCAGATGAAACAGTTACAAACTCTACTACTTTGCAAGCAGATGACCATTTAACTTATGCCTTTACAAGTGGCAAGAATTATTACATAGAATTAAGACTACTATCAAGTAGAACAAATACATCGAATGCGCCTGCTATAAAATATGCATTTGATGGTAACTCAAACGGATACATAGCGACTACTTTGGCTGATGGGACTTCAAATACCAGTTCCAATGTAAATACAAATGGCGGCGTTCCGAGATCCTTACCGATTCAAATAACACTAATTATGACTGCTAATTATACTGGTACTTTTCTCTTTGCTCAAAATACTTTGCAATCAGGAACGGGAATTACAGTACACAAAGGTAGTCAGATGCTAATTTGGGAGGTTGCATAATGGAAATAACACTCTATAAAAAAACGGAAGCCGTTAACACGCCTGTTTTGGCATACGATGCTGAAGGCAATGCGACTGAATACGGCGCTTCGTTTCCCGTCATGCTATGGAAATTCGTAGACGAAAACGGCAATCTTTGGAATACTGAAACTGCAATTGATGGTACTGAAGAAGAAGCCGCGAGTATCATTCTAGGCATTACCAAGTGAGTCAATACAGACCCCGCTTAAACCATGATGAGTACACGGCGGTGCTTAACTATCGGATAGGCAAAGGCTTTGAGCCGAGCCCTGAAGACAAGCCCGAGATCGTACCCGAATGGCTTAATACCTTTGAAGATGGACGCGAGGAGGTTTTGCCGACGCTTCGCATCCAAGGCAAAACGGCGGTCTTCTCGGATATTCACTTAGGTATCCATGACAAAGCGGCGCTTATTGCAGCGATTCAATATGCAAAGCAAGATAGAGTAGAGAATATCATACTGAATGGTGATATCTTAGACTCGGCTCAAATCTCAAGGCACCCGAAACACGCTGATACGCCAAAATTCTTAAACGAGATCGAACTTGCAAAGCAGTTTTTAGAAGGCTTGAGGTCCGAGTTCAAAGACCAGAATATCTACTTTAAAATTGGCAATCATGAAGACCGCTTGGAGCGGTACTTAATGCAGAATGCAGACGCGCTTGCTGGTTTGATTGATTTCCGCAAACTGCTAAAACTTGATGATCTTGGAATACGCTTTGTCGAATCTACGCAATTTATGAAAGTTGAAAACACATACATAGTCCACGGTCACGAGATGAAAGTAAGCGGCGGCGTAAACCCCGCCCGCGCTTTGATTCTCAAAGCGGCGGCGAATGTAGTGATGGGTCATGTGCATCGTACTTCTTTTGCATCTATCAAGAGCTTGGACGGTAAGTTTTACAAGGCATATACAATGGGATGCCTATGCAAATTGAGACAAGCATATATGCCTCACTCAAATAGCAATCACGGTTTTGCAATCGTGCAAGAGAACGGTATGGTAGATAATCTCTTTATTGAGAATGGAGTAGTGCAATGAGATTCAATGAGATACTAAATGCGATGGTAATTCTTGCAGTGATCTTGATTATAGGCTTTGTTTCGGGGCTTCACGTAGGCCGTACGAGCGCAAAGCGCGTAACTGATACAATTACCACCGTGCAACTAATTGAGCGCCCTGTAACGATTAGAGACTCAGTACATACGAAGTCAGTGATGGTACGGAATCGCGATACAGTTTATTTCCTAGATCGCCCTGTTGAAATCCCTTGCGGAGATACTGCATTTGTAGCTCAAAGCGATAGCGTAATTACTGCAACTCGCGATACAATCAATATGGCTTTTGCCTATGCAAATCGCAAGGGGCATTTCTCACTTGTTTACCGCCCGCGCCCTGACTCAATTAAGGTAATTACGCTTCCGACTGAAGTGAAAACCGAGAATAACTGGAGCTGGGTAGTTGGTGCTCTTGGTTTAGGATTAGGACTCGGAGTTTATTATGGCAGGCGCTGATAATCTCAAAGGACATAGCTTCAGAGACAAGCCCGAGCGTATCAATCGAAATGGTAGGCCAAAGGGTTCGATAACCTATGTCAAAGACCTTGCAATGATGGCAGCGCAAGAGCTATCAAAGCCTGGCAAAACAAAAGAAACTGTAGCGGCTGAAATTATCGATATGCTGATTCATAAAAAGATCTTGCTAAAAGAAGATATAACAGCCATGAAACTACTAATGGAGTTACTGACTCACTTGAATAATCAAGTAGCAGAGAAAGGCAAAATGATAATAGAGTGGGGTTCACAAAATGGACACAGTGATCAGGATAAAACCGCATGACAAACAGCTTGAGATACTTCGGAATAGGAAGCGCTTTAATGTTGTTCGGTGCGGCCGTCGCTTTGGTAAGTCTTATTTGGCTTTTGCTTTGGCCCTTGAGAAAATGCTGGAAATTGATGGCTCGTATGTTCTCTATACAGCGCCCTCATACACCGAGCTCTCAGGACGAGAGACCGAAGCACAAAATTTCTTTGCACCGCTTGGCGCAACTTACAAACAAGGCCAGATTAAACTAGGTCGTAGTACATTGGTTCTGCAGGGTATTTACCGAGCGGATGGACTTCGAGGCAATAAGTTTCATAGAGTGATTTGCGATGAATGGGCACATTGCCCGAATGCTGAAGACGATTGGAACTTTGTGCTTAGTCCGATGCTAGCAGATTATGAAGGTGATGCGTATTTCTTTTCAACGCCGAAAGGTAAGAATCACTTTTGGCAATTAGATCAGCTAAGCGAGACTATGTCAGACTGGCAATCATTCCACTACTCGACATACGACGGCGGGCAAATCAAGATAAGCGAAGTTGATAGACAAAAGGAATTACTACCGAGCTTAGTCTTTGCGCAAGAGTTTCTTGCAGAATATGTCGATAGATCAGCGGCTAAGATCAAACGCGAATGGTTACGCACTACAAACGGCCAAGAATGTACGGCGTATTACATTGGAGTTGACCTTGCAATTAGTCAGAAAGAGACTGCAGACTATACGGCAATCGTTGTAATAGGCACGACAAAAGATGGTGAGGTAGTTGTAGTTGAAGCGGACCATTTTAGAGCGCAATTCCAAGAGATAGGCCGTAAGATTATGTCAGCCGAGCAAAGATGGAATGCAAGAGTCGTTGCAGTGGAATCAAATCAGGCTCAAGCATGGATGGTTCAAGAGCTGAAACGGAATACTAAGATGAATGTCGTAGGTGTGAGAGCGGATCGAGACAAGGTTATACGCTTTCAGCCTGTAGAGGCAAGATATGAACAAGGGCTTGTTTATCATGTCCCTCATATCAATCCGGAATTTACCGAGGAGCTGCTATCTTTTACGGGCACTCCGCAAGATAAGCATGATGACTTTATTGACGCGTTGGGTTATGCCTTCAACGCTATTCGCAAAACACCCCAGATATATGTATGAGTCTACTTGACCAACTTAGAGATAGAATCGCGAGCGCAGTTGCACCGCGAAGAAACGACAGGCCGTATATTCGGTCGGGTGGTACTCGCAATATCGGTGCGACTCAAGTCGGTAATGAGTTAAGCGCCTCGCTTCGAGGGACGGTCTTCGCTTGCTTGCAGCATAGAGCGAATGCTTTGAGCGGTATCAAGTTTGATGCATATAAAGAGCAGAACTGGGAAAAAGAAGAACTTGGTCGCGGTCATTGGACTAACGAACTACTCTCAAATCCTAATCCGTATTTTACACGCTCTCAAGTTTTCGGATATATTGAAAATTGGCTATCGATTAACGGCAATGCGTTTATATGGACTCCGACAAATGGATACCGAGTACCGCTTCAAATGTGGGTATTAAATCCGACAAGAATGCGAGTAATCAAAGGGGAAAATAACTTCATAGATGGGTATGTCTATCAGTCAGCTCAAGAAGGCAATATAGCAATCCCTGAAAAGGAGATTATTCACCTTGCTAAGCTCCACCCCGCCGCGCGTCCTGAAGAGATAATCGGTATGAATATCTTTGGCGTTGGTCTTGTTTCAGCCGCTTTGGAATATGCGAATATAGACCGCGAGGTTAGTGCTTATTTAGCACGCCTCTTTGCTAATAATACAGTCCCGCCGCTTATTGCAAAGTTTCCAGAAAGGTTCGACCAAGACGAATGGCAAAAACTGAAAAGCGCTTGGAATGAAGAACTACCAGACTACAAGCTCCGAGCTTTGCTTGGAGGTGGAATGCAATTAGAGTTACCGCCGAAAGGCGAGCTATCGGTAGGCTATGACTCTGTTAGCAAAGATGTAAGATCTCAAATTTCGCAAGTCTTCGGCGTGCCTCCCGGTATGCTAGATGGATCATTCCAAAACCGAGCGACTGCAGAGGTTCAATTCGCAATCTTTAGACAAAACACAATCGATCCCGAAGCGCTCTATATTGCTGAAGAATTTACACGCCATTTCCGTAGATGGGAAGAGGATGTCTTAATCGAAGCTAATCCGTATGAATATGCAGACCCCGATGCTGATATGAGACAAGAAGAGTTTGAGCTTAAATGGGGAATCAAGACAATTAATGACGCAAGAGGCGAGCGCGGATATGATCCGATACCAAATGGAGATACGCCGCTTATTGCAAGTGGTTTTGTCCCGCTTAACACGGCCGTAAATCCCGCTCCCGTGCCTTTTGCGCCTCGAAATGCAGAGACCCGAAGCCTAACAGCCAAGCGGGCTAAATTGCCTCTCATAACAGCCGAATACAAGGACTACTTTTGGAGGCAATTCGATGGCATTACCGAGACTAATAGCGAGCGCTTTGATAGCGTAGTTAAGATGATTATTGCACAAGTCAAAGAGCAAGTATTCCAATTAGCAGATGAAGGCATATTGAGTCTTGAAAGTGTGGAAATCTCTGATAAAGACTTTGAAAAGTATGATGAGATTATAGCAAAAGCATGCGATAAAGTGACTCAACAATTATTACAAGAGCTTTCAATTGGAGAAAGTGATTTAACAGGCGTTGTAGGTCAAGAAATAAAGCAAATGGTAGCCGATTCAAGTGCTCAAATCAAAGATTCAATCGGAATCATTAAAGAAGAAGTGCAAAAGACACTTGTAGACAATGCAGACAAGACAAAAGAAGAGCTAAACAAGATATTGACTGATAAATTCGATAGCCTTTCAACAAGCAGAGCGAAAGCAATTGCAAATACGACAAGCGCAAATGTAACAAGCGGTATGCAATACGCGGTCTACAAAGATCAAGGCTTTGACATGATGTGGCTAACACAAAGAGACGGCCGTGTAAGACCCGCTCATGCTTCGATGGAAGGTCAAAAGCAAGGCGAAGACGGATATTTTACCGTAGCAGGTGAGAAAACCACACGCCCTCTCGGTGCGGGCTTATCGGCTGGTAATTCAGTCAACTGCAGATGCCAATTATTCCCAGTGGAAAAGTAATAAAAATAGAGGTTTTAATATGAATTTAATAACACGCGAGCTGAACCTACAACTTAGGGACGGCTACGAAATGGAGGAAGGCTACGAAGAGAAAGAGAATGATCTCTATACTTTCGTAGTTTCAACTCCCGAAGTAGATCGCTATGGGACAATCATAGTTCCAAGCGGAATAGACTATACAGCATATCTAAATAATCCCATAGTCTTAGCTCAACATGACTCGGACAAGTGGCCTATCGGTCGATGTTTGGGTTTTGCAATGAATGGCGAAAACTTGGAAGCTACAATTCAAATTGAGTGTATTACCGAAGAGGGTAAGAAACTCAATAAGCTAATCAATGCAGGTTTTGTCAAAGCCGTATCAGTTGGTATCATTCCAAATGAATACGAAGAGCAAACAATCGACGGTCAAAAAGTGACTGTTTATACAAAGTCCGAGCTTGTAGAGTTTAGCGTCGTTTCAGTTCCGGCAAATCGCCAAGCCTTGCTTAAGAAATCAATCAAGACTCTTTTACAAGATTCAATTCAAAAATACAAAAAGGAAAGTAGAATGTTAACCCCAGAGATCGAAGCCAAGATCAAAGACGAGCTTCTCCCTGCAATCAAAGAAGCGTTTGTCAATGAGGTAATTAATCTCGGCTTTTCACCTGAAGAAGCCGAAGCATCTGTAAACGCTTTTATTACTGCAGGCGCTCCTCCTATGCTAGCAGTTTTACAAGGCGAAGTAGAGCCTGAAGTAGCCGAAGAACCAGCCGCCGCCGAGCCCCCAGTCGAAGTGGTAGCCGAGTCCATCGAGGCTAGTTTCGAGGTTCCTGAAACTCGCGTAGGTAAGAAAATTGCAGCTTCAACACAAGCGCAAATCAGTGAAGGTATGGATATGATTCAAAACGGTTACAAGATTATCAAATCTGCAGTAGCCGGCGAAGCAGGCCGTTCAATTACTTTGAACATGCCTAAAAAACTTACAACAGAAGATCTTATTAATTTAATCTAAGGATATTGCATAATGGAAAACATTATCGTAACAAAAGACCAACTTAAAGAAGTTGTAGACCGCAAAGTAGCCGATCAACTTCGCACACAAAAGCCATCAAGTAACAATGGCTTTGTAACAATCAAAGCGGATCACGACTCACGCCGTGACCAAGCTCGCGTAGTAGCTGATTATATTCTTGCAGTTCACAAAGGACGCGATGGCGTTGCAGACGAAATCGCACGCAAGGCAAATGAAAAGTATATCACACGCGCAAACTTCAATACTGGTACATCCTCACAAGGTGGCGCTGCAGTTCCTCAGTTTTGGGTAGAAGAGATCATGTCTTTTGCGGATCAATATGGATATGCAAGAGCACTCGCGAAGATCTATCCAATGCGCGGTAAGACTGAAAACTTGGTAAGCTCTGGCGCGTTTACAGGCGCGGTAGTTGCCGAAGGTTCTGGCTTGACTTTGACTGACTCAACTTCATTCTTTACAGCTACAGCGATGACTGCAAAGAAAATCGTTGCAGGTGCTATCGTTTCTGAAGAGCAACTTCAAGATGCTACTCCAGCATTTTTGGATTATGTAGTGAACGGTCTTGGCCGCGCTCTTGCTGAAACAGAAGACAAGCAGTTTTTCAATGGCGATGGTAATTCTCCAAACTTTACAGGTTTAACAGGTATCTCCGGAACTACAACAGTTCGCCAAGGTGGTGCTAATAACTCTGGTAAAGATACATTCGGCGAAATCTCTTGGACTGACCTTTGGAACTTGCGCCTCGGTGTAAATTCCGGCGTTGGTGCAAATGGTGCTTTTGTAGTGCCTCAGTCAGTTTTCGGATTCTTGATGAAAGAAACAGCAGGCTCACGCCCTGTTTTCGACATGGTGCGCCCTATCGAAGTTACTTCAATCGGTCTTACAGCTCTTGCAGGTAATTCATACTTTACACCAACAGGCCGTCCGATGCATGTCGTACCAGATGCACTCTTCCCAACTTCAGCAGCAAATACAGCGTCTGCATTCTATGCTGATTGGAATCAGTTCACTGTTATGGGTATCCGCGAGGATGTAACAGTAAACGAATACAAAGAGTATTTCGGTGCGACTGGTTTGGGTGGTACACATCAAAAAGGTATCGAAGTAGTTGAGCGCGTTGCTTTCGCATTCCCAGCTCCAAGTGCTATCGGTGTTCTCAAAACTTCAACAACCTAATTAGGTGATTTATGCTCGTAGATGTAATTCTAATCGAGCCGTATAAAGGTGTTTCGGCAGGGTATGAGACTTCTCTCCCTGCCGAGATTGCCGAGGCTCTTATTAAAGAAGGCAAGGCGAAAGATGCAAAGCCCGCGCCAAAAGTAGAAACAAAGAAAACAGGTAAATAACCATGCCATATACAAGCGCAAATCCGAGGGCGTTCAATGCTCTCATGACCTTTCTTAATTTGGAAGTTAATGGCGATCCGACCTCCGAGGATACGGCGCTGTATACTTGGTTTGATGACCTGATAACAACTTGCTATGTAGAGGCTGAAGGCTATTGCGGTCAGCCTCTCCGTAGTGCGACGATATATTACCAATTTTACGCCTCAAAGGCTCAACGCGGCCTCGAAGCTAATCACTCATGGAAATATATCCCTTACAATGCTAACACGGCTCTTACGGCTTTGCAATGGCGCGAGAATGAGTTTGCAACATATGCCAACTTCGACGCGGGTAACTATGCATGGAACGCCGAGCCGTATGCTAATTACATTGTCTTTCGTGATAAGACAAATGGACAATTTAAGGCGACGCTAACGACGGGCTTCAGTGATGCGTCAATGCCATATACAATCTTGCAAGGAATCGCCGAAATGGTCACTCTTGCATACAAGCAAAGCCCTCAAGGCGGTAACTGGTTCGGGCTTAACTCCGTCGCTACAGGCGGCGCGGGTCAAACAGTCAGCCAATCACTCAAAACCGATATAGGATGGCATAAGTACTTTGCTCAATTCGTTATACCAACGGTGTAATTATGCTAAGTACAGAGGCTCTAAAGGGCATTCTACGGCCTATCATAGCAGACTCTCTTAATAAGCTCCCGTTTGTCATGCAAGCGTATATCGGAGTTAATATGGAAATGCGAGGCGCGGCCGATAGAATAGCACCTTCGACAAGTTCTAAGCTCGCGATCAACTCTGGTACTTTGTTTCGTAGTTTCTCCAAAGGTCAGCTTGGAAATGTTTTCAGAGTCTCGCAAAATGGTGATAACTTCGAAGCAGAATACGGCTCTAACTTGCCATATGCAAGAGTCCAAGAGTTCGGCGGCTTCATTGCAAGCAAAGGCAATATGCATAAATACTTTTGGGCTAAATTTGCAGAGACTAAACAGCCGTATTTTAAGAATATCGCATTAAGCGTAAAAAAGAAAGGCGGTGTAAACATACCCGCCCGCCCTTACTTTAATCCTGCAGTCGATAGACTTCGAAATGACACGAAATTCGCAAGCGATATAAAACAACAAGTCATAAACGGAATACAACAATGGCAAGAGAATCAGCGGCGATCAAATCCATAGCAGATAGACTCCGCACAATGAGTGGGGTCAAAGTCTATGACCAAGTAATGCTAGATAAATGGAATACCTATCAATTCCCTTTTGTCGGCGTTTTGTCAGGTGCAGATGCTCGCGAGGTAATAGGGCTCGAAGATGATTCAGCCTTTGCAAATAAAGGCACTTTGGATATGTACTTGCTTGTCGGAGTTCAAGTAAAAAAGAATAGCACGGCGGGCAAAGCTAATTTGAGAGAAGCTCTTGCTGATCTATGCGAGGCGATTGAAAACAAGCTTACAAACTATAAGCCCGATATCTATGAGTCCGATTATGAACGGACATATTTTGCGCCCGTGCATTTTATCGACGCGCAAGCGGTCACATTCAATGACGATGAAACGAAAGGTATATCATTCATGACTTTTAGGACGGTATATTATAGAGGAGATGTATGAAGTTAAGCGCATGTGTAATCTTTCAGGATGGAGATGACCTGAAAGGATGGAGGGATTCTTTGCCAGCTGATAATATCGAAGTCGTAGCACTTCGCACGGCGGTAAATCCGAAATTGAAAGAGCCTGTATTCCAAGAAGTCGGTCGCATTGATGACCATATAGTTCTATCATGGGAATATCCCGACTTTGAAGAGTATTTCGACTTTAGTTATTGCAGAAATAAACTCGATGAATATGCGACTGGTGACTGGATTCTGCATATGGATTCAGACGAGCGCCTTGCAAGCCCTGAAGATGAGTTTTGGGCGTATCTCAAAGAGCTTAACGAAAGCGAAGCGGTCGCGGCTTATCTATCCATTGGAGGATGCAATAATGATCTAGATCCGCAATATACGCATATTCGAAAGAGGTATAATATACCGGCAATGCGACTGCATAGAAGAAGCGCGTTTCTCAAATGGCAAAGAATATGCCATGAGACGCTCGAAGTAGATCCGAATGGTACGGTCGTAGCCGATACTGATATACTTTTGTATCATAAAGGATATAGCCAAGATACTGAAGTCTTAATGCATAAAGCAGAACGGAACGGAGGCCTAATGGTAAGAGAATACACGCGAGACAAATCACAAAGAAACTGGGATTATTTAGTTAACACTTTCGCATATTTAAAACAATTATCTAAGAGGTAATATCATGGTAGTAGGCGGCGCTAACCTTAGCGTATTCTATACAGCAAATGAACTCGGAACAGCACCTACAGTAGGAGCTACCGCGATTCATACAATGAAGCGTAAAATCAAGACTTCATTAACACGCACAACTTTTACAATCGATCAAAACGAAGACAATCCGGCACTCACTTCTTTTCTTGAAAATTACGCACCTGTTACAACAGTCACTGCAGATCAAGGCGAATACGAAGACGGGACAAAATTCAACTCTTCTCAAGCAACAAGCGATACACTTTTGCAAATCGTGTATGGTGGTGTTGATACAGTAGAAAACAAGCGTAAGATTGTTTTGATGCTTTGCAAATTGGCTCAAGATGCTGGCGCGTTTGACCAAGAGTCAGGTAAGTACACAAAGCCAAAAGTAGGTGGTGATGTGGTAAACAATGACACAGATTTGGTTATTCCTGCAACTTATTTCTTGACTACTCTTGTAAGTGGCGCGACTGCGGTCACAATCCCTGCAAAGATTGGATATAAAGAAGTTTGGTTTGCAATCCCAACGCCTTAATTCACACGGGGCGGGCAAAACCCGCCCCCTTATTTTTATCATAAGGAGATAGCATGAAATTATATCTAAATGAAACAGCACACGAAGTCGCACTCTATACTAAATTGACCCCAGCTCTTTATGACAAGGTTACGCCGCTTCTCTCTGAACTTGCAAATACTAAAGGCGCGCAAGCAGCCGCCGAGACCGAGATCATGGAGAAGGTATTTAGCCGCGAGAATCTTGCAAAAAAGATAGACTTAACAAAGGGGCAAGAAGCATTTAAAGACATTATGCAAGAGTTTGAGTTTCAGGAAATTGTAAAGACTGCATATTTGAAAGTCCGAGCAAATCTATTCGAGCTTATTAATGTCGATGAAACTACAATACCAAAAGTATTCCAATTTGTCAAGGCTGTAATCGATGAAAGCAAGGTGCAAAATACAGAGCTTTTAGCTGGCATTCAGTCCGAGGTTACAAGCGAGTTTTGGCAAAACCAAGACTTAGACGGAATCTTGGACTCACTAAAGTTTTTTCGTGAAACGGTATGCAGAAGAGTCCGCATTATGTGAGTATTATCTTGAGGACTTGACTGTATTTAACGACCCAGACGATGACGAGTATGAAGAGACGGACGGAGATGAGAGTGCTTATTATCTTGGCGAAATTGTAGGCTCATATTGGATATTCAAAGGCGTTGCAGGCGGCGATCCTGCAGCGTACTTGAGGCTCTACTACGATACCCCGCGTATCGATGTAATCCGTACTTATGCCTATACCATAACTTACCACAAAGAACGCCGCAAACTGGAGCGCAGAATCAATGGCCGATGATATAAAAATTAAACTAGGACTGGATGCTACCGAGTTATTCAATGGAATAACAAAGGCAACTAGCGAGCTTAATAAATTAGCAGGCTCTGCAGATAAAGCAGAGACCGAGATCAAACAGCTCGATAATCAGAAAGTCGACATTGATACTAGCGAAGCAGAAAGTAAACTATCTAATTTGGCTCAGCAATCCGAGTCAACTTCTTCTGGTTTCTTGGCTGGCTTTGGTGGTGGTCTTGCAGCATCTGGTTTATCTATGCTATCAGATGGCATTGTATCAATTGCGGGCAAAATAAAAGACGGCGCTCTTGCGGCTGATGAGTTTGGAGATACACTAGAAGTCGCATTCACTCAACAAGGTATCGCTGATGTAGATGGCGAGATAGAAAAAGTCAGAACTTCGACTCTTAACTTAGCAAATGATCTAGGATTACCAACTGAAAGGACTCGCGAACTTGCTTCTACAGTTGCTACTATGGGTGGAGTCGCTGGTAGTCAAGCAGAGGAACTTACAAAGCTCTCTGCAGGACTTGAGGTATTCTCTGGTGGCGCTGTAAAAGGCGAAGCCGTAGCACTTGCTTTCTCGAAAGGTCTTGCAGATCCTGAAGGCGCGGCCGCTATCGAAAAGCTAGCTAAGAAATACCCTCAACTTGCCGAAACTTTGCGCTCGAATATCGCACCCGCCGAAAAGATGAGGCAAGCAAATCTTTTGCTTGGTGATTCATTTAAAACGGTAGCGGATCAACAAGGCGATGCTGGTGGTAGTATCAATAAACTTCAGAACCAATTAGGCGAAGCGTTCCAAACTATTGGAGCTGGTGTATATGATGCACTCGGGCCAATAATATCAGACCTCTTGCCTATACTTCAAGAAGGCATTCCAAAGGCTATGGCTTTTATGATAGAAGCTTTTGGGACAATCCAAACAGCACTAAGTACTGTATTTGGAGTAGTGCAACCAGTCCTAACATTTATGTATAACAATTTTGATGCGATATCGAAAGTTGTAGGGGTGGCTGCTATTGCTTTCACTGCATATTCAGTAGTAACCTCGGCTACAACTGCAGTTACGGCGGCCTATGCAGCCGTGCAAACAGCTTTAGGAGGCTCAATATCAATTGCAACCGTCGCACAATATGCATGGAATCTTGCAATGTCTCTTAACCCTATCGGAGCGGTCGTAGCGGCGCTAGCGCTTTTAGGTGCTGGTATTTATGCAGTAACAGAGGCTCTTAATGTATCAGCTGAAGAGACTCGCGAGCAAGCCGAAGCCAATGTAGAAATGATAAAAACTCAAAAAGATGCAAACGAAGAACAAACGAAAGCAGTCGAAGGCACTAAGACAATGGCTGAAGAGTTTTTAAACTTGTCGAAAAAGAAAAAGCTCACTGCAGATGAAAGCAAGAGACTAAAAGAATTAAACGGCGAACTAAATAAAGAATATCCTGACCTTGTTAAGAATACTAGCAATTACAAAGATAATCTTGATGGCGTTGAAGCGATTGCTAATCGAGCTGGGACTAGTTTACAAGGACTTGCGCAAGAATCCGCGAAGCTAGATAAGGCATTGATGCAAGCAAATCAAACTCTTAGTTTTGCAAAGCGAAATGAGGCGATAGAAGAGGCGCTAAGTACGACTAAAACTGGATACGGAGCACTCTCGGTAGTTACTGATGAATATGGTAATAAGGCTATAAATGCCTTTGCAAAAGTCTTATATGCTACAAATAGTCAGCAAGAAGCAACTGATGCATATACTAAAGCTTTAAAAGAATTAGGTAATAATAGAAAAGGAATAGAAGCTGTATCAGCTGCATATAATGCTCAAGTAGCGGCGATGAATGCATATAAGAAAACAGCTGATACCGTTGTAGAGGTAAACAAGAAATTAGAGGATACAACAAAGCCACCTCCAAAAGGCGATGCTAAGCCAAGTGGTACGACTCCAGAATCAGAATATAAAAAAGCTCTTAATAGATATCAGAGTTATCTAAGTGGTATAGAAATATATCGAAAAGAGCAAATCAATAAGTTTGAAAGAGAAGGACTTGATAAAGAACAAATACAATTACAACTTTCTCAAGATCCAAATGCAGCCCCAACTGCAGAGGCTTTAACTAAGACTATAGAGAACACATTTGGAACTACTAGAGACTCGCAAGGGAATCTAGTATTAGGTGTAAAACTTGGAAAAGATGAGAATGTAGCAGAGGCTACTCTTAATGTGCGAAAATTGCTTACTGAAGTAGGAAAATTTGAAGTTCAAATAAATGCTAAACCTATAGACTTCAAAGATACGCTTAAAGAATTCGATACAGTTACAAAAGATATTGCTAAGACTTCAGAATCTTTAGTGCCTGCAGTACTAGCTACAAGCCAAGAGGCGCTTGATGGTACTATTGCTACGGTTCAGCAATATATCGAATTTATAAAGCTTCAGAACGATGAAATTGCACTCAAGCAAGCAGAGGCGATTGCTTCGGGAAATCAAGAAGCCGCTGATAAATTCGGCGAGTCAATTCAAAGTAATATACAAAATATAAATTTGCTAAGCTCTCGCTTGGAGCGATTCGGAACGGATAGCAAGGCGGCAATTGAGAAAGCCGCCCGCGAGTCAACACTCGAGTTCCAAATACAAACCGCTTTGCAGACTAGCATTCTTGATGCCTTCAACTCGGAGAAAATCCGAAAGGAAAAAGAGGCTAATGATGCCATAAGAGAGGAACGCCTCGGAGCTTTGAACGCCGAAGAGGATGACCTGACAAAGAGCCTTGCAAAGAGAGAAATTAGCTTTGAGGATTACGCCGCAAAAGTAGCAGAGATAGACGCACAAAGAAAGCAAGTCGAAGAGCAAACCGAAGTTACTTTCTTGCAAAGGCTGAAAACTGCAGGCGATCAGGCGGCCGCGAGTGTGCTAAAATCTCAATCCGAGATATTCAAGAAAAACGCTCAAGGCATGGAAGGGAATCAGAAAGTATTTAATGAATTTGTCGGTCAAACCTTAGAACAATTTGGAACGCTCGCCGCTTCAGGTAAAGCAACCCTAGCAGACTTCGGAAATGCAGCCGCGGGCGCGGCGTTTGATGCCGTCTCTAAGATGATACCATCTTTTGTCGTAGGTATTTTGGGAAGTTCGATCACCACACTAGGACCTATTGCAGGACCGCTTATTGCAGCTACCCTAACTGCAGGGCTTCAACTGCTTTTAGCAAACGCAAGAGGCGCGCTAGGCTTCAAAGACGGGGTTGTAGGACTCGAAGGCCCTGGCGATGAAAGAAGCGATTCTATACCAGCATGGCTATCGAAAGGGGAGTCTGTTATTACAGCAGCGGGAACGAAAGCAAACCGACAAGAGCTCGAATGGATGAATAATAACCCCGGTATGAGTATTCGTGACTACTTTACTTCGAACGCGCCGCAAATTCGCTATTCAGTGCAAGAGGATGGTAATCTAATCCAAGAGGTTAGGAAACTTCGCGAAGAGACGCGCGGATTAGGCAAGCAAATCAACCGAAATACTCATGTAGAAATAAGCGGCGCGCTTGTAGCCGATAATAACTCAATCAAGGCCGTAATCGAAAGAGATCGCCGCCGTAATGCAAGGAGAGGATAATATATGCCTTGGAAATACTGGGTAAAATTCGAAGGGTCAGACGACCCGACCTTTGCATCGGTAAATACACTCGGAGTTGAGTTACCTGTTTTCGGGATATTGCCGACTTTCAATGTAGAGTCCTCGAATGAAGTTAGCATGAGTGGAACGGAAATCGGACAAAGGCGAGTAAGAATAGCACTCGAAGTAGATTGCATCCCGGTAAGTACATGGGACTATGGCACGGTGAATAGCGACAATGTGTACTACCTATTGCAAGAGATTCTGCAAAAGAAATACACTCGCATAGTAGAGCCGACCGCTCCAAAGCAAATGCCTACAAGGTATCAGTCTACAAGCTCTTTCACTTACTCTAAAGCGCTTATTCCATTTGTCTTTGCACGGTGCGACTTCAGCAATGAAAAACAGTGGGCTTCAGGACTCGAAAAGTTTACTATTACTTGCTATCGTAGGGACTTGATCTAATGGCATTATCAAACCAAAGATTTGTAACTACTTGGACTAGCGAAGACTCTATTCAATGGCGTATGTATATCATACCAAGTAGTGTGAATTATGTGAGTTCGGGAATTAGCTCAAATGTAACCTTGCCTAGCGAGTTCCTGCTAAGAGATATGTCTCTCGATACCGAGCTTGGAAGTATTCCCGCGGGGCTTGTTAGCCAAGTGCTTAAGATAAATGTCAATATAGCCGCTTTGCAAGGCACTGACGCGCTCAATGATTTGCGCGTTGACTTATTGCAAGGGACTACGACAAAAAAGCGCCCGCTTAATAGCGATGGAACGCCATGGATAGATGCATTCACTACAACAGAGCAGACTGAATTCGATGCATTCAATACATTCGTGATTCAATACAATGACGGCACTGGATTCAAGACCGCATTCATAGGATGCCAAAAATACAGCGCCGAAAATGAAATCGAAATAACCGCGCTTGATAATGTGATTACCTTTACAATTGAAATTTACGACATACAACGATGCATAGGAGAGGCAATAACTCCTCATATATGGTCGCGATTGCTAATGAGGGATGATACAACGGTCAATTATTCAGCATCGGTCGCCTTAAGCGAAAACACGCAATTTAATCAGTTATATTCGGGATTTATGCTTGATGATCCGAATACTAATTATGCAATGCTTGATATTTTGCCCGATGGATTCTCGATGTATATCAGTACATTCGCAAGGCTCAAAACTAAGATAGGTGAAATGTACTCAAAATACCTCAGAGCTCTTACAGGTAAATTGACCGCGTCCTTCGTATGTCATGATATATTTAATTATTCGGTATTTCTTAAAGATTCAAGCAATAACTTTATTTTGCCTCAGTATCTTTGTTATGTATCCGAAATTTACGATAACCAAGGTCAACTCGTAGGCGGCGCTCTTGGTGATTCTAAGATGTTTGCACAGTTTACGAATTTCTACGAAGCATATAAGATGCTTTGCGATAATGCTCTTGAAACTGTAAGACCTACATATAGCTTCACAAGCGGAAATCCAGATGCTTATACTATTACAATGGTATCAAGTAATCCTTATCCAGTGCTTGCAACGCCGTCAATTACATTCGATCAGGATAATACATATAGCAATTTCAAAATAAAAATGTTTAGCGAAGTGCTTAATCAAGTGACTACTGAAGTTACAAGCATAACTGGAAATAGTGATACAACTTCATTCCCAAGTGGCAAACAAGGGACAAGCGGCGATAATAGCAAAGACTTGAAAATCATGTTTCATAATGTGCCTCAACTGACAAGCCGTTCTGCAAATCTTGCATCTTATGCAGATATACCGTACTCGACATTCATAAAATGGCAAAGAAACACGATAAATAGTGGATACTTGCTATACTTTGAGGCAAGTAATATAATTATAGTTCCAAAGCCTATCGTAAATGTATTTTTTGGTGGTGAAGATTACGCCGCCCCAACTGATACAAGCCCCTATATCGATCCAAGTACGCAAGTAATTTGGAAACAACAAAATGCTTGTCTACCTCAAACTATATCAGATGCTATGGTCAATTTCTTAGGCCGTAAAAAACAAGCTGAAGCGACTCTAACGACAAACTTCACTACTGCAAAGTTTACAGATGTAGGTAAACGATGCACAATTGACCTTGTAGACTATAATACGCTCTTGGAATCGATATACGGCGAAGAGACAGCCCTTGCAGTTATGACAAAACACTCGCATAAAGTCTATGAAGGTATGGCCGATATTACACTACGAATAGACGCGGAGTCCGAATAATGAAATTTAATGAACCCGTAAGACCTTCAGGTATAGGCCGTAAGCAAGTTGCATTTTCAATGCCAGATTTGCCTAGTAGCTTGACAATTGTAGAGCAACAAGACAATGAAGAAATAAATAACATTGAAGAAAACGGGGCCGTACTTGCTCAAGCCGTGCAAAGTGCCCGCGTCATTGCGTATTCAGCTGCAAGTAGTGCAATTGACAATAATATGAATGAAGTCTGGGGCATTAAGACCGTAGTGCCTTGGGAGCACATTGTTAATTCAAGCCATGTCGGTAATAGCCTCATAAAGTGGGAATCAGACCCGCGTAATGAAGCCTATGGAATAAATACAAGCCTTGCATATATCGATACTGAAGACCCGACCATTATCCGAGTTCGCAAGAAAGGATGGTATCTCGTAAATGTGATCTTTTTACAGACCGAATGGTATCATAACAACTCAATATATTATCTTAGAGCTCTTGCAGTTGACCAACAAGACTCATTCTATACAATGCAAGATGTTTGCATTACGGATACATACCCTGTTTTGCGCCTCTCGACGCTTATAGGAGTTCCAAGCGGTAATAACCTTGGTAAACCAAGCACGACTACTGATGGGGGAATACAGATAGAATTTAGATCTAATAACCCCGGCCACGGAGCTGAAATCTTTACGCTTGATGATGATAATGTCGAAGCGCAACTGCAGATAATTTGGCTAAGACCTTTCGAAGACGAAAATACATACAACTTTGCATGAGTGAGATATGCTGAATAGATATTTAGGACAAATCGGCGAAGATAGAACGGTCGTAAGATTCCTGCTTAATCATTACGGCCCTACAGGTAATGAGCGCTTTGATGATGCAGGTACTATCATGACTACAGGCTCGGTAAAAGTACCTATGCCATTCCAAACGGGAATAATTGAAAGCGTGATCTACGAAAATACATCCGACTTCAGTCTAAATACTAGGCTCTCGCATCGTTTGTGGTTTTTCCAAAATACTATCACATCTGCAGTCCGAGGTAGTGCAAAAGCATTCACTTCGGCCGAAATGGATTCAGTCGTAGGAGCTTTCGATATTAGAAACCCTGGTGATAGCGACCCGCCTAATGACGATTTATGGATACCAGGAATAAATACCGTACCATACGCAAATATCATACATAAAGAAGTCAATATACCGTTTGCAATTAATAGCGAATATCCCGTACTTGATGTCGTACAAGAATACATCGGAACGGGTACGACGCTATACGATAGATACCTTCATTGCTACTTAATCATTAAAAGAGACTAACATGGAATTTTATACAGGAAAAACAGGACAAGACCGAGTATTAAGAGCAATCGACTTCGGTACGCTCGACACCGCTGCATATGCTGAAAATGATATACTTACTTCAGGAGCGATCTCAATCGACGCGGCTCGCTTTTTGGGATTCTCGGGAGTGATTGAGCGTATTATTCTCAAAGAAACAAGCTCGGGAACTTTGCAAGCACCTGCTATTCGACTATGGTTTTTCGGATCTGCTATTACACCCGCCGCGCGGAATAGCCCGCAAGCCTTCACAAGTGCTCAATTTGATGTGCTTGTCGGTTATACCGACATAGTAGCCGCAAATTGGATAAACGGAGGCACAGGCGTTTCTATGGCCCAAATAAACCCTAATCTAGTGTACAATTGTCAATCGACAAGCAAGACGCTATACATCGTGCCCGAGCTCAAAGCATCGGGAGAGACTTTCGCATCGGGTGCGACCATAAAAGGTCAAATCGTGTTAAGACGCGATTGATGGTAATTCGCATAACAGACCCAGCAGAGCAAAGAGCTATTCGTGCCTATGCTATTCGCAAGAAATTACCAATAAACAAGGCCGTATCTTTGGCCGTGAAAGAATGCGATCAACTCCTTATGGCGCAAGGCGAGATAGCTACTTGTAAATTCATGCTGAAAGTCATGAAAGAAGAGTACTATAAAAAAAAGCCCTGAAAGTCATACACATTCAGGGCTTCAGCTCTGGGGGGAGTTACAAGATACGGCTATGATAGGCCGCTGATTGCAACCTAACCAAAAAAACCGTATAATGCAAATAAAAAAGGCTACCTTCCCCGGGTAGCCTTTCGCACGCCAATGCTTAAGTATTTGGCCACCTGCAAAATTCAGCATGATGACATACGAATATACTAAAATGATTCAAATAGAAATACATAAAAAAAACGGCGAGTCTTACCGCGCCGCCGTTCCCTCTCTGCAGTCCGTGCAAAATCTTGCCGAAATTTCCACAATTTCTAAAATTTTTATTTTCGCCATAACTCCCCGCGAATTCAACTACTTACGCTCGCTTGACCTACCTCAAAAAATAAAAATAATTAGATAAATAAAAAAAAGACTTGACATGTATTGAAATGTTTCGTAAGTTCGCACCGTAATCAACGACACACAATAACACAACGGAGAACGGACATGACAAAGAAAGAGAAAAAAGAACAGCAAAGAATTCAAGACAGAGTTCAAGAATTCAAAATCTTGAAAGATGTCATAAAAGAAAAAGCAGAAAATACAACTGATATCAAATTGAGAGACGAGCTTTATCTTACTTGGGATTCACTTTGCGACTTCATCTATAATCTCGAGCACTATGGACAAGAAATGAGACCGATAAGGATATTTGATGAGAACGGCAAAAAGATAGAAGAGCACTACGATAACGGCAAGATAGTTTACTTTTCTACTGAAGGATGGGACGGAAATTTCAGAGAACTTTACTAATCAACAAACGGGGGCTTGAAGCCCCCACTATTCACACTTCAAGGAGCGAAGGCATGAAACTCAAACCACACAAAATTTACGAATCTTTCGCCGAGGCAATGGCTGCAATCTTCTTGCATCCACCTGGCGAAGCTCAGGTAATGCCATACAACGGCAAATGGGTAATCTTAACTAGGAGCGCAAAATGAAAGCTGAAACCAAGCGAGCGATATTCGAAATGCTGGTCGGACTATTCGGAGGCCTATTTCTATCTTACTTAATTGTATATGCAATCATTAATGGACTTGTACGATGAAAAAAAGATTAGAACTAAAGCTATGGCATGGCGTGGTATTTATGCTTCTCGCACACTACATTCTTAATCGGTTCGAAATGCACATGTATGGAGCACTGCAATGAGTGACTGGCTGACTATTCGCGAGGCCGCCGAATTATTCCAAGTATCGCGAAGACTCTTGCACTATATGGCCGTCGGACGGCCTGCAAGCAAAGAAAGGAATGAGAAAGAAGCGGTGCTAAGAAAAGTAAAGCAAGTGCCGTACGGCGAAAAGACAATGTATCTATTAAATTATAACGAATTAAAAAGAATACTAGGAGTAAAGAGATGAGACTAATCACACAAAACGGCGGGATGCAAGTAAACGGGCTTAACGTCCTAATTTACGGCGATCCCGGAATCGGAAAAACTACACTCGCGAATACCGCGCCGAATCCAATTGTATTGGACTTCGACAGAGGGCTTCATAGATCCTCACTACTCAAGAACGGCTTGCAGTTCGAATCATGGCAGGACTTGCTGAATAACAAGCAAGAGCTTGATAGCATCCTAGCCAAGCACGATACTATCATTATCGATACGGCGGGCACTGTTATTGA